TCTGAAGTCCACCAAACTGAACACCTTCAGCTATATCTTGTACTAAGAAAGTTTCATTTGGATTTACTATGAATCTTCCAGTTTCACCCCAACCGACTTGTTGAATTTCTGCTATTTCCATATATGTAGCGGATACTACAGCAGGAGCAACAGGAGTCATAATCTGTGCGATAACTGCGTTAAATGTGGAAGTAAATTGTGAGTCTTTAACTACCATTGGATTTTTAAGAGTGTCCATTCCCTGCCATGTGTATCTTGGTGAACATTGGTCTACACAATACTTCATCAAAGATGCCATGAAATCCTGATTGTCTTTTTGATATTCGTCAACATTAACATCTCCAAAGTGTACAGCTACTGACTTACATTTATATGTAGGTTCTTTAACTCTTTTCGCTGTAAACCTTTCAACTAGTGAAAGTCCACCTTGAATAAACTTTGACATAGTAGGGTCTACCGTACTATATTTCATACTTGAAAAAATCTTATTCATTATATTATCTCCTTTCTCCTAAATTATAATTGAACGACTCTGCAAAGATAAGCTTCAACATCTCCAGTAGTACCTTGTGAAATGGTTTCTCTTTGCTCAATGGCAACACAGAGACCAGCAACAGGAACTATTGCAGCAGGAGTCAAATCTACAGAGGCAGCAGTTAAAATAGCAAATTGACCAACTGTTGGGGCACCAGTGAAATTTTCTCTTCCAAGAACAAATTCATCTTGCTCGGCAACTTTTCTCATAGCTACATTTTCTCCTGCGAGAGCTTGTAAGCCTATAGTTTTAGCACCCATACGATAAACATTATTCATGATAGAACCATCGCTAATTTTTACGAGGTCAACAACATAAATACCTTTAACGTCAACATCAGCAGGAGCTTCAATTTTTAGAACATTAAAGTCTTTAATTCCAGGTGTGTATGCACTATATACGCTATTGTCAGCCATTCCTGTAACAACAACAAATGCTCCACCATATACTGCGGTATCAGTCCCTTGAATCTGATAACGACCTGAACGATTTTGTGATGCAATAGATTCACTTTCCATCAACACTTTTTGAAAAAATCTTAACATGGTTTGTCCTCCTTCTTAATAATTATTTGTTTGGTAATTTTACAGTTTCTTTGAGGTCTTCAAAGATTGATTTAGTTTTACTAGGAGCCTGATTTCTGTCATGGATTCCAAGTCTAAGACTATTAGAACCTTTTAAGTGAGACCTATAGACTATTTCTTTCTCAGCGTCAACTCTGGTAGCAAATTTTCCTTCTTCAGCCATTTTATTGACTTCTTCAAAATCTTTTGCATCAAGTTTTACTTCCTCAGCCATAGTTTTAACTTCTTCCATTAAAGAGGACATCTTAGCTGCTTTGACTTCTTCTTCCATCTTTTTGGCATCGTCTTCCATTCTGACAAATTTAGCTTCCAGTTCTTTCTTATCTTCTTCCATTTTAACAAATTTAGCTTCTAGTTCTTTCTTCTCTTCTTCCATCTTGGTTCTGTCGGCTTCCAATGTTTTCTTCTCTTCTTCCATTTTGCAAAGTTTTTCTTCAGCTTCAAACTTGTATGCTGCTTCTGCTTTTGCTGCTTTCTCAAGAGCATCCATTTTTTCTTTGGAATCGTCTTCTTCCATTTTGACTTCAAAGACTTCTTCTGATTCTTCCATTTTAGCCTGTATGCCAACTGGAACTAATTGAGCTTTAAATTTCTCTTCGTCTCCATCGTCATCTCCAGCAACTGGAGCAGCATACGTTTTACCAGCTTTATAAAGGAACAAATGATTTTCATCTTGACCAAAAATAGAATAACCAAATTTCTTAGCATTATTTTTCACGTTTTCTTCCTCCTTCTTCCCCAATCCGAGTTTACTATATATTGTTTTTAACTTTGCTAAAACTGACTTTTCATTGTGTTGTGTGGCATAAGCCAAAGCAGAAGCTAATCCTGCTCTATTGTACACAAGATTATCACCTTTTAACTGCATTACTGGATAGCCAAGGCTACCTTCAGTTCCTTCGTCCCATCCGTCTTCTAATTTTAAGAAAACTTTAGGGCATACAGATTTATAATTAGACGCTTTAAGACATGCTTTTTTTAGTTTAGACTTATCTACACTCCCCCAAGCGTCTTTGGATAAAACTTCCTTAGAAGTATTTATTGTCAAAGCTTTTTCTTTTCCCAACTCGTCTTTGGATACAAATTTTTCTTGACCTGGCACTAATTCACCACCTTCCTCTTTAGTATTTGTATCTATATCTTTACCTTGATAGGCAAAATTTAGAGCAGTCTTAAACTTAGAAAAACGTTCAGATTGTGCAACTTCATCAAGCGAAAGTTTGGCTCCAGGGATTCCTTCAGATACGTTGTTTCCAAGTATCGTGCAACCATGAAAGCGAAAAGATTCAATCGTTTCAATGTCATCCAAAAAAGTCGAAGATAATACTTGAACTTCTACAGAGACTTTCTTTTGTCTTTGTTTTTTAAGAAGCAATACGAGATTTCTATTATAATTTACCCATAAAACTGCCGAAAATACAAGCCAGTTACGTCCATTTAAATTCTGTATTTTTACATCAGAATCAAGTGGAATCAATCCTACAGGTACTTCAGAACCCCATCCTGTAAAATCTTCATAATATTCGCCTGTAGTTCTATCTTGTTTTATCTGCAAATTGTGACTTTCTGTGTCATTAGTAACGGGATTGTATGCTGCCAGAATCGGTTTGTTAAAAACACTAGGAATTGCATTTTGCATAGATTCAAGTGTGAATATGCTGCTATTACGATTCATTCCATCTGCAATGGCATAAATAGTGAGCTTCAAAAAGTCCTGACCAATATTTTCTACTTCAACTTTGTTTGCAGCAAATCTTCTAATATTACTCATTATTATTCACTCCTTTCTCTGCATTTATATGTAATTTAGTAATTGACATCTTTTTCTTAGTATCTTCAGAAAGTTTCCTACCTATTTTTGCTTCAGACATCTTTTTCTTAGTATCTTCAGAAAAATGTTTTCCATACATTGGATGATTATTACCAGACTGTTTGCCCTTATTAGATTTAGATATTTTGAATTTAGTTATATCTGAATGACATCTACCTTTTCTATACTCTGCAATCTTTTGTTTAGTTTCTAATGATTGATGTCTTCCTAATCTACTGTTGGCAGTGGGACAAATATTATAATCTGGTTTCAATACATTAAGATAGAATTGTTCTCTGTCAATTAGTTGTGTTTTGTCAACAACTAATTCTATAATAGAAAATTCAAAATCATCAACTCCATATTTATTCCAAGCATTTTGTAAGTGAAGATTCTTGTGCGTTCCGTTAATCAAATTATGTCTGTGATTACTCCATCTTTTTCTAATGTTCACTGCACTCCCCACATAAATTTTCCCATTAACTAAGTTCTTAATCTGATATATACCACTTTTACATTGCTCCAATCATCTCCACCACCCTTCTTAGATAAAATATCGGTTGTATTTAATTAAAATTCAAATGTGTTATCCCACATAACTAGAAACTCTGGTTTCTTTCCAATAGCTTTAAGACTATCGCATATCTTCATTATCTCTGTCTCTTCAACGTATTGTATGTCCATGAACTCCGAAGCAAGTTGTTTCGTAATCCAATCAGCTTCTGCTACGCATAAATTATATATTTTTTTCCATTCTTCTGTGGTTCCAAACTCTAATGTCTGTGCATCATTAAAAGCATCTATAATACAATCATATTCATTTGGTACAGCAGGAATTTCATCAAGACCTACTTTGCAATTCCTATCAGTCAAATACTTCCAAATCTTTTCAAAATGTTCTTGCTCTTCGTGTGATTGTTTTTCCATATATTTCGCACTATTGCAAAATCCCAAAACATCGAGATTATTCGCCATAGAACTATATACATTGCTATTAAATTTTTCTCTGACAGCTTGTGCTGTTAATACTGTAATCATTGTGTCGCTGATTCTTCCATTCATTCTATGTCACCATCCTCTTGATTTTCAATATATTGGTCTCTGCAATCTTGTGAACAAAATGGAGCAAATTCCTCAGTACTTGGGTCTCCACATATCGGACACTCTGCTGTAAATTTTGTTCTATTCTCAGCAACATTTGTACCTTGGTCTTTACTAGCTGCAGTATTCTCGTTATCTGGATTTTCAACAATTGGTCTACCTATCGGTTTCGTTTCTTGTTTTTTATCACTAGATGAAGAATTTCCAGATGTCTGGAATGCTGACTTAACAACTTTCATCTTGTCATATATTTTAATTGAATCCATCCAATCAGATGTACATACAGCTTCCTCTATGTCAATATCTCTCATTGCCAAATATCTAGGTAGCAAAGAAGATTGTCCCATGCTGATATCCTTCTCTAAATTAGCTATTTCTGCTTGATGTGTAAATACATCACCAAACATATGGAATCTCCAAGTATATTTGAGATTAAGATATTTTTCAAAGCATGTATTAACACACTTCTCAACTTGACCATAAATAACATCAGCAAATCTAGCTTCAATTAATTGACTTGCCTTAACCATTGCAATAGATGGCTTCTCGCTAGTAGACTGTAATCCAGTTGTACCAGCAGTGGATATCATGCCCTGTAAGGCTTTCTCATATATCATATTTGAATTGGGTATTTCAGGAAACTTAATATAACTCATATTTGTAAATGGTGCTGCATATACTCCAGTACCTGGTGGTGCCGTCTGATTAAAGACATTGGTAAACACATTTATTGCATCTGGAGATAATCTCATATCATCAGTATATGCTCCACTCTTATTACTAGCTCCTTCATGAAATGGAATCTCAGCTAATACTAATCCATACAATGGTATAGATGTTAACTGCTGTTGCAAATATGCATATGATTGTAAATCCTGTGCTGTTAAGAATAACCCCATAAAAGGTGGAACTTGCCACGAATGAGATTCATCTAAACAAAATGTCCAGCACAAATCATTAGGCATCTCTTTCCAAAAATACCATAGTCCATCAGCATATTCTATAGTAGAACTACCTGTAGCTTTTGCTAGGTCTATTTCCCAAGTACCAGATTGATTCTTTCTACTACATCCCATTAACTCTTCATAATATGTCTGAAACTCTGGAGCGAACTGTAATACACTCGTTCCTGGAGTCCAGAAGTATACGAAATTCATAGATGCTACATAGTAACTATTCTCTGATTTTGCTGTCATCTTTATCCAATCGGATGGCAACTCTTGTAACATAACATAATCTACAGATTCTTTTCCTGTAGTAGTTACTAATTTTTGACGTAAATAATAAGCTCTTTTACCTTCTCTTAAAACTTCCATCATGATACGTCTAATTGATGTTGGGACATCTAACTTGTCAAGCCACATATGAACGAGTTTACTATCACTCCTAAATCTAGGGGAAAGCATCTCGCCTTTGTCAACATATTTAGGATAAGCATAATGCTTATAGGTTAGTATATCTGCGTACATTTTTATCATTTTGAACAATGGGTAACTTGTAGATGTCAAATTCCATGACATCTGTCTCAACATCATTTCATCCCATGGGGGATTTAAAAGTGCCTGTTCCAGCATCTCTCTGTCATACATTACAGGCTGTGATTTCAACATTTTCAATCGTTGATTTTGGACATAAGGACTATTTAGGGCAGAGTTGTTAATCGCCCAAAGATAGTCACATCCAGCGTATTTAGACGAACTGAAAAGAGCATCCCAACGTTTTGTGGTTTCCTCTATAGTATATTTGTTATACGGCTTTGGTGCTGGTATTTTCTTGTTTTTTGTTCCGTAATTGGGCACTGTTATTCCCTCCCCTCTTTTTATTCTTGTTCTTTAATTGTGATTCTAAGTTAGCTTTAACTCGGTCAATAAATGCATTGTACTCTTTTAGTGCTTCTTGTTCTTTTAATTCAAATTGTTCTTTCTCAAGTCTAATATTTTCTTCGTGAATTTTATGTTGTATAATATCAGGCTGTTGTTTTATATTTGAATCATCAATCTCAATCACCATAAACTGTACTTCTTTTGGAATTTTTCCAAATAATAATTCTATTAAGTGTTGCTTCGAAGTTTCTGAGTTTAAATACAATACGCCATTTACATAAACTAATTTGCCTTTGTCCCGTAATATATCAAAAAATTTCGATACATCATTTTGTTTTTCATATGAAATTCTATAGAACATTCTCCTTACACTCCTTATCTTCGTCTAAATGGATTTGTAGTCCTGTTACCAAACGGATTAACTCTGCGTGAAAAACCACATTTCTCTTCTTGTGTGTGTTGATTCCGTTTATTCAATAGACTATTATAATCTCCGCTACCTTTTGTTTCTTTAAGTAAATCTACATCAAATAAACTAGCAACATAGTTGGCATAAGCTACAGATGTAAATCTATCTTTTCGTGCAGTACTAGCCTCTTGTAGTCTAACTCTTCCACTAACCATAGAGAATGACAAATTAACACTTTCATTAACTAATTCTGTCATCTGATAGTATGGATGCATATACCATGCTTTTATCCATGTATCTTCAGTTTCGATAAATTCTTTATTTTTTTTAAGTAGCCAATCTTCAGCTTCATTCTCATCAACGACAAATGAAATCATATTCAATTGTAGTTTATCTCTAAAGCCTACTGCTACTTTGTCATTGATTTCTGGAGTTGCAGATATTGGGAATATGACTGGTAATGCATTTAATGCAAGTGTCCTATCCCTAAGTTCTTCAAATGTTTTCTTGTCCATTGAATCATGCCACATGGTCGTCATAGCTGGAAATTCCTCTCCACGCTCTTCGTCCTTGGTTACTACACCAAGTTGGTCATAAACTGCTATACCAGCTTGTTGTAAGTCTAAAACTATATAATCAGCATTAAAATCATAGAATATTTGTTTTATTCTTAATGATTGTAGTATAGTGTTTTCTCCATGATGACACTCTAAATATACTACTTCACGATGATATCCTTGAGACGTAGGTATAAGGCGTATACAGGAAATAATAGTATTGTCATTTGATTTCCCCTTTCTAGTAGATATATCAACTGATACAAACCTTAATTCTCCCTTTGCTTTTTTCAAATCATTGGGATTATTCTTTTTATCATAATTGTCTTTTCGGAATGGTTTTTTAATTTTTCTATTACGCTTGAACATATCAAACTTATAGTAAGCATCTGCATTCTCACCAAATGGTATATTCTCATATTCCTGCATAAATGCTATGTCACCAAGTTTTATACGTTCTTTCTTAATTTGCTTTGCAGTTTTTAAATGATGATGAATAGCCAACAAATAATCGAATGCTAGAAATGACGCATTCTCACCATTATATTTCATTTTAACAACAGTCTTTAATTCATCATACCACCATTCAGCTTTATAGTAACAGCTAGAAATATAAAGTTCTTTTGGTTCTTCTGCCAAATGTTCGTATTGTGGCATCATTAAATATGGTGGTTGTCTACTATGTAGAAATGGTGTTAAAACTGTATCTAATATGTTCTTGTCTATAAGCCTAAATTCTTCATATACATTGATAGTTGCTCTATGACCTCTCGCAAGTTCTGTACCTGGAACAACTATTATCGTTGAGCCATTATGTAGTTCTACTAACCAATCATCGTTATTGGCAGTTATCTTTCGAATCTCCCTAGCTATATTAGGATACTTCTCTTGAAAGAATCCCTTAATATGTTTTGACACTATGAGACCTGCTTGCTTTTTACTACCTGCAGCAATAACAATCTCACTTCCTGGATATAACACACCTTTGGCTAATGCATACAAACCTATCATCCAAGACTTAGAAATACCACGACTTGCTATAGTCATAAATATTTCAGATGTATCCATTAAATATAACCATAATTTTTGAAAGAAATGCAATTTAACACCAAAGTAATGTTCTACTAATCTATGTATATTCCTACGATAAAAAGTAGTCCATAATTTTATTTTTTCTTTGCGTTGTTCTGTAAAGTCTTTCTCTCTCATCATTGACATCGGCTTTTTATTCAAGTCTGAAGATTTAGAGTTTTTGCGATTCTTGTTGATATGCGAACAATTAGTTGGCATTATTGTCACCTTCTTCAAACTCTTCATCTAACAGTGTACTCTCATCTTCTTCTGAAATATCTCTCTCGCTTATGTCTGAGTGTTTATTGTCAATATCAAATTCTCCAATATTAAAATCCCTACTCCCAAGAAGTAGATTCCTTAATGGTCTGAATATGAAAGCGTTTATATATTTACTTATCTTGTCAAAATCCAAAAATAATTTTTTATCTTCAAAATATTCTGCAGGTTCATTCTCTTCTATATCTTTAAGCCATAAACCATATGCATCTCTATTTTTATCACTATCAATTTCTTTGGCTCTTGATGGGTCTACTCCAGCCGTTGACATTAGTTTCTGTAAATCCTCTACAGATTTCTGTGTCGACTTACCTTCTGCTCTAAATTTTCTTATTTCGAGAGTCTTAATACATATCTCTTTAAACAAAATTGCTTCAGCTTGATTGTCACATTTATATTGAAGCTTCCATAGTGAAAGCTCATTTTCTAAAAAAAGAATATCCTCAGTTTCAAACCCTCTCCCCCAAAACATAACAATATCTACATCGTTAACCATGCCCTCTGCAGTATTCATAGATGTTCCAACATTGTCAGTTCCAAAGGCTGGCTTGTCACTGTCTTGATATCTCATTAGGTCAATTCCACTATTCTTACAAGTTATAGAGAATAATTTACTTTTATAGGTTCCGAATATTTTATTCAATCCTTGACCTTTAGCCATAGATTTTTCTATATGACTTTTGGTTGATTCTACAGCAGAAACACTATATCTTAAATCTAAATCTCTACAAACACAATGTAAGGCTTTGTCAACACTATTATACAATGAAAAATATCCATCATATAATCCATTACAACATTTCTCACAAATCGACATACATCCATTTGTATCTAAAAAAACATATGGAGATTCATAAAAATGAGATAATGATAATACTTGTTTGCACTTCCTACAATACCCACTAGATTTAGGAATTGACTGAAGGATGATTTCTTTTGGTGGTCTTCCTCTTGTCTCTTTCTTTTTTTCATCAGACATCTCTACTACTCCTTTCTCTCTTAAACAAATATGTCAACCATAAAGGTTGACATATTTTCCGCTCTTTCTCAACATGTGAGATGAGCT